ATCTTCAATGAGAACAACCACATCTGCCCCTCTTGTGGTGGACTTGGAACCAACCATAATATCGAAACGGGGGAACTTGAAGACTGCGAGGTCTGCGAGGGCAAAGGTGTTACCTCATGACCGAAATCGGAATCATCGAAAGCCGGACGCATGATGTGAAAGGCGATACCGTCACCATTGACCGCGTGGTCTACAAGGTCCCTGAATTTGTTGAACCTTTCCTCGCCCGGAAGAAAGACGGGGAACAGGTAGACTATGACTATGACTTAGGCATGGACGGCACAACCCGGACCCTGAAGAAGATCATGCCACACCGGGAAGGCAACCCACAGACCGGCAAGAGTGAGAAGATAGGCAAGGATCCGAAACTCTCCACCCGGGAGGGCGTGTTCGTCCTGATAGAAGGAAACAACCTGATCACGGTCCATGTGGCAGGACGTGAGGAGCATTATGCCATTGCCCCTCCTGTCCTCTCCGGTATAAAAGATAAGCTGAATCTCCCACAAAAGATCTCGTTCTCCTTCGACGCGGCCAAAATAATTCAGTCGGTCACACTATGGGACCACCTGGAAAACTACGTCTTTGTCCCGGCCTCAAAACTCGCAACCAAGGACGACCCGATCAACCACAAGCAGCCGGTAACAGAGAAGCCGGTCATTGACGATGAGGAGATGAAGGTCCTCAAGGAAAAGGAGAAGGAGATCGCGAAAGTCCGGGCCGACCCCACACTCACCGACGCTGAAAAGAAGATCATCAGCGAGCAGAAGGCAGCAGAGGCAAAGGCAGCGATCACACGGGACCCCGCAACCACCGAGAAGATGAAGAAGGCCGGGTTTACAACGGAGGTAAAAGAATCAGAATTTAAGACCGCCTCCGAACTGATGAAAAAGGACAAATCAGATCAGAAGGCCGTCCTTGCCGAACTCCTGAAGTCCGGCAGCATAACAATCACTATCGGTGGGTCAACCTCACGCGAGCAGTATGAAACCCGGAAGGCAGAGGTAACCGCGACCATCAAGAGCAGTGAGGAATATGATGCCGTCTTCGGTCTGTTATACGCGGCCCTGGATAAATGCAATGATGAACTGCTGAAATGGAAGAGGGGGTCGTTCTGATGTCTGACCTCATGAAAGAAGGATGCACGTGGTCCCGCGAAGAACCCACCACACAGGTCCACGTTCCCTCACTCGAGTACGGCATGTCACTCCAACACAGGATTATCACACTGCGGGAGGCCATGCAGGTGGAACAGGCAGCCGCTCTCAAGTCCATCGAGGAGCAGAGGGCCGCCGCCATGGAGATGCTGGAAGAGAGCTGGCAGGAGGCCGGATATGAGAAGGAGATCCGGGCACTCGAAGCCGAGATCCAGGTTGTCATTGATGCCAATGCAAAGATCGGGAACTTCAAAGAAGGGCGATATATCCTGAAGAATATTGCACGTTCCCCGCCCCGCGAAGTTGACCCCGAACTATTCAAGCAGGCTTTTCCTGAAGTGTTCAGCAAGCTCGCAACCATCCCCCTGGGTAAAGCAGAAAAGGAGGTCGGCGAGAACCAGTTAATCCCGCTCCTGAAACCGCAGAAGGCCGTTGGGCCGAAGTATGAGATCACCATTGAAGTCAAAAAGGCGGGCAAATCATGAGCACCATATCCAAAACAATTTGTGATTTTTGTGGGAGGGAAACCAATTCTCATGAAACATTTAAGGATGGATGGTTATCATTCCTTGGTTGCTCCTCCGGAGCAAAGCTGATATGCAAAGAAAAAAGCCCCTTAAAAAATCTGGAAGATCGGAATTATTGCTGTGTTGAATGTCTAATTTTGGCCATTAAAAAGGGGATGGAAACATGACCCCTATTCAATCCACCCTCCTGGAGCATGACAACCCGATCCCGCAGGCGGTACCAACACCGATCATAAACCCCCTGCCGATAAAACTCATCGGCCCGGAGAACTGCAATTTCGTATGTGAGAGTTGCCCGGAGATACCGTATAGGCGATGCTTCACCGCTGGAGGGAGATCATGAGTCTGAAAGTATATGGTGAAAGTGATGACCTTTTGGAGGTTAGGGGCGACGCTGCCAAATCATATATGGCCGCCTCCTCAGGTGGTGTTTATCATTTGTAAAGCATTCTCATGTATAATTTCCAAATCCAGAAAAGTAACCTGGAAACTTGGCGTTGACTCGCACGACGACCTCGTAAAATTGGCGGGATATAAAGACGATACCGCCGATAAAAATCTCTTAAAATTTGCGAGGGTAGAAATCACGCCGGATAATGGGGATTATCTCTACCCAGACAAATGGACGTTACGAATTGATGAAAAAATAACACCTGTATGGTGGTCGGATGAGCATGAAAGAAAATGCCTGCTTGCTCTTCAGAAGTGGATTAAGGAATTAAATAAAATCCTCGTAAGGAAACCTGTCATTCATCCATTCCGCGATGTTCAGATGCCCGATCACGTTGATCCAATTTTCTTAAAACCTCTCGTTGATTGGGCTTCGGTCTGGGCTTCGGTCAGGGCTTCGGTCGGGGATTCGGTCAGGGATTCGGTCGGGGATTCGGTCTGGGCTTCGGTCAGGGCTTCGGTCTGGGCTTATACAGCAACCTTCGTGGACA